CAGGACGGCTGCCACCTCTTGAGCAACCAGACCCAGCTCCTCACGTTCGGGCGTAGCGATGCGCCTAAACGTCCTCGGCGCAAGGCCAAGGATCGCGTCAAGGCCAATTGCGCTATTAGCAATCTCCGCCTTCAGCCGAGCGTCCGAGACGACATTAAAGGCAGCGGCGGACATCCCGCCATTCCGCGCATAAACGACTGCGGAGCCGGCGGCATACGTCGCGTCGAGCGCGGTGGTCACACCGACGGCGGATAGAGTAATATTCGGAAAGGATGATACGCCCGCTGCGGTGATGCCGCCATTATCGACAGTAAGGCCGTAGCCACCACCGTGGATCGTGACATCACCACCAAAATAAGCGGTGCCGGCAGTCAAGTACCCAAGAGTGCTGGTGCCGGAAACAGTGAGCGCCCCATCCGAAAGCATCTGCGCCGCTCGCAGGCCGTTCGGCGAGTAAACCAAGCCGCCATTATTGTAGAGCTGGGTCCCGCCGATAAAGACGCTTCCTCCCGCCCTGATGTCGCCGGCGGGTGCGGAGATCGCGTACCCGCCGCCGTTGACGGTAAGCGTACCCGCGACCGTGACATTACCGCCCCCGTCGGCGAGGACGATCGCGCCCAAATCCGACGTGTCGATCCACAGATGCGCCGACGGCGGGCGCCATTCGATGTTGAAGCTGTTGCCGGTGAACCCGCCGGCAAAGCCAGCCTTCGACGCATGAGCCTGGGCAAAGACCTCCCCGGTCGCGATGAGGTTACCGACTGTCGTAAGGTTGCCGCCGCTATCGACCGTCACCCGGTCGCCGTTCGCCGAACTCCACAACCGGGCGATATTGCCGGTCGCGTACCAGCCCCAGGTTGGCGACCCGGTTCGGTCGACAAACTGGACGATACCGCTGGGCCCGCTGGCGACGAGCGTCCCGTTGACCGTCAGCCCGCCGCCGCCGGCGAGCGTCATCAGCGTCGCGCCAGCATGGCTGTACCAGTAGAAGGTGCCGTTGCTCGGGCCGAGCTGCATAAACATATTGGTGGCGTCGCCGTAGACCTCCGGGCCGCCCGCGCCCGAGCCGGCGAAGTTGATGCTATTGCCGCCCAGCGCGATGTTGCCCTGCGCGATCAGGCTCCCGTTGTGGTCAATCTGCGCGACATTGGTGCCGGCGCTGTTCTCGAAATAGAAACCGCCGTTGCCGCTCCCGAGCCGCGTGACGAAATTGGTGTTGTCTGCGTAAGCGTAGGGACCGATCGCGCCGCTGGTGTTGCCGGCGTAGAAGACGTAATTCTGCCCGAGATAGAGATTGCCGGTCGCGCGCAAATTGGCGGCGGTGACGTCGCCCGTGAGCGTAATACCGCCAGCCCCGTTGTTTGCTACCGGCACAAACGGGTTGAGGAGGACAAACGCGCCCGCGCCCGCGTTCAGCGCGGCGTTGTAGATGAGGCGCGGCGCAAAAAGAGCAACGATGTCCTGGGCGGCGATCGGTGCCGTGCCGCCGGAGACAATTTTGAGGATCGGCTTGCCGCCGAGGCTGTTGACTTGGAAGCTGTCGCCCCCGATCGAGGCGGCCAGCGGCTTAAAGCTGTAGACCTCGCCTTCGACATAGGCGGCCGGATAAGCGATGTTGCTCGTCGTGAATGTATAGACGCCGCTCGCGGGCGTGATCGCCTGTACCGGGTTGACCTTGTCCCAGAAGCGCTTGAGTGCGCCTTTGTCGCCCCTCGCCGTGTCGTTGACTGTGCTCGGCAGCATGCCTTCCGGCCAGCCGTTTGGCGGCGGCCGGTTATTGCTGGCATCTGTTTCAAACCAATTGGCGGCGTCGCTCAGATCAGCCATTGCGGTGTCCTGAAAAAGAACGGCGACCCGCCCGGTTACCCCCGTGGGAGGGGAAGGGAACCAAGAACGGGTCGCCTGACCTCGACGCGGCCAACCCCAGGCGCGTAGAGGGTACGGTTACACCAGATCGACGACCGCGCCGGAGCCGGCCTCATTCCTGCTGGACAGCGTGTATTCGCCGACGAGCATCTTCTTCTCGTTGTCACCCGTCTTCGCCAACTCGACCAGATTGATCGGGCGCAACCACGCCAGACCCCACAGATCCGAGTTGATGATCAAGGCATCCCTGGTCCGCATAAAGCGGTCAGGCTTGATCTCGACGCTGCCAAAATCATAGACATATACGTCAATGCTGTTGACGAGCTTCTCTTCCTCGGCATTGACGTACCGGGTGTTGTTGCCGGTAAACCCCGAGATCTTGGTCTTCTGGCTGCTGTTGACCAGCACCATTTCCGGCTCGTCACCGCTGTTGGTCCAGATCGACGCGAGCGCGGTTTGCAGCATCGCCTCGGTGAACGCCACCGGGGTAGTGCCGTCGGTGCGCGCGTTGGTGCCGTCGCCCGCGGGATTGGCCCCGCCGGCAACGACGTTCGCCACGTTCGTCTTTAGCCAGGCCAGCACGCTCGCGCACTTGGCCGGCGTCGCGCCGACGGTGCCCACAGCGCGGGCCTGGTTAGAGAGAAGGATCGTCTCAATGTCGCGCTTGAGGGATTTCCCCTTCTTGGCGACCTGATAACCCATCTCACTCTTTCTGCCCGCTTTGTCGACCGCTTCCTCGGTCATCGAGACAATGACCGTTTTACGGCTGATCTGGGAGTAGTTGCCCAAGCGAACGGTCGGCACCACCGCGTCGTAAGTGCTGATGTCGTCGCCCTGGATCTGCGCATTGGCGCCGTTTGGCGTCTCCAGCGCGTCGCTCTGCCATTCGTGATACACGGCGGTCGCCTTTTCGCGGGCGATGCCGGTCATGAACGGCGTTTCAGTCGGAGAGATATTGTAGATGATATCTGAGAGATCTTCCCTCAGGCCGACGGCACTGTAGGTTGTAAACGTGTTTCCAAGTAGAGCCATGACGAGATACTCCGGGGATGCTTCCCCCGGCGCGATCGGGCGAAATTAAAGAATTTCGGCGATGAGCGATCCGGCGTCGCGCACGCTGTTCGTGCGGCCCAGGCGATTAATCCTGCTCTGCAAGCGACCCCGCGGCCCGCGGTCATTGTCCTGGCTGGTGCCGGGAGCCCTGACCTGGGGAGCGACGTTGTTCCTCTTGGCGTCTGCCGATGCCGCAGCACTGATCTGCCGGTCGTAGAGCATCGCCTTTGTCGCGATGACCACCAGCCGGTGATCGTAGGCCGTGCTGATTTCCTGCGGGGTGAAACCACCCCTTTCGGCAAGATAGGTGCTCAGATCCTTGCGAAGCTGAGCACCTTTCACCTGGTCGCCATAGTCGGGCATCTTTTCGTTAAGTGCCTGATGCTCCTTGGCGACCGTCTCGCCCAACTGCTGCTGCTGATACTGCGACAACTGAGCTTGGTGTTGCTGGAACTGTCCTTCAATCGCGCCGAGCCGGTTTCGCAGATCCTCGCGCATCGCCTGGAGCCGAACACTTTCGGCCGGGTTTTGCTGAGCAAGTGCGACCCAATCGACATTGCTGAACGCCTGTGCCTCCGGCACTGCCAGCGTCAGCATCTTTTGAAGGCCTTGCAGATACTCTTGCCTGAGAGCCACAGCCGCCTGGCGTTCGCCGTCGGAAGAACGGCGGGCTTCGGCGGCCTCCTGGCTGCGTTGGGTGACGAGGGCTTCCCGTTGGCTCTCCCGGCGGCTGATCGTCTGCTGTAGCGCGGGTGGGAGCTTGGAAAACTCCGCCTGTTCGTCCTTGGTCCACGACGCCGGTGCGGCGATGGCAGCCTGTGATGGCTGTTCGCTCTTGCCTGCGTCTTCATCTCCGGTGGGCTCGTCGGCTCCGGTATCGGGCGGCTCTTCACCGCCAGATGGCTGCTCGGCGCGCTCCCCTCGGTCCCTGGGCGGCGCCGGCTTGTCGTCATCGGCCCCGTATAAGAGGCCGGCGATCGCATCGCCCGCGCTCCTGGTATCGGTGACCGTATAAGTGCGTTCGGCGCCATGATCCACGCCATTCGAGGCGGGAGGCGGCGCAGGGGTAGAGACCGCGCCGCCAGGATCGGCGGCGGCGTCTGGCATGCCAGCCATGTTGAGGAACCTCAGTTGGTAAGAGCTAAGCCTCGCGATCGGCGCGGATGCGCGCCGCCGAGCGGTAGGCGATGAGTTTCTGCGTCACCCGATCGAGGGCGTGCATCTCGTACCAGAGCTCCTCGCGCCGGACCTGCTGCGCCGGCTGAGCGGCGAGCCACTCGGCATAGAGGTCGGTGCGAAGCTCCTTAAAAGCCTCGGCGAGGGTCGGGTCGTTCAAGAGGCGGTGCGCCGCGTCGCCGCGACGGTGGATGTCGCCCAGAGGTGCCGGCTCATCATCAGGGTTGTAAGCGGGAAGCGGCTTCCCTAGCGGCTCAAACCAGAACCACCCCATCACCCGAGACCGTAAGACCGCATCATTTGCTGCAACAAGGCCTCGCGCCCACCTGGCGGGGTGAGGCGCTGCTGCCACATCTGCCGGTTGATTGCATCGCTTCGCTGCGGCCCTGTTTGAAGCTGCTCCTCTTGCGCCTGCCCCTGGTACGGGTAGGGCCAGGCCCCGGAGGTTTGACCGCCGTCGTAAACCGAGGGGGCCTGCACCATGTAGCGCGCAACGTTTTCCGGCACGCCCTGATCTTTGACGAGCTGACGGACACGGTCGTCGTCGCCAAGAGTGGCAGCAAACGGGTCTTGGGCCGGACCGCTCAGCAAACCAGGCGGCATCGGGCCGGGCCAGCCGCCAGCCATCAGAACTCCGGCGTCGGCTGAAGATTGGCCTTGTGCGTCTCCAGGAGCGCCGCGTTGCGCGCCTTCATGCTCTCGACTTCAAGCTGGTTCGCCGCGCGCAGCCGCTCGATCGACATCGCGGTTTCCTGCTTCTGCTGCTGCAGCAAGAAATCGTGCTCCATTTTCTGCTGATTGAGCTGGTGCTCGTGCTGCGCCTGGAGCGTCTGCAGCGAGGCGTCATGCTGCATCTCCATCTGCGCCTTCTGCTGCGTCATCTGCTGCTGCGCGCCCGCCTTCTGCTGGTTGAGCTGCTGCTGCTGCTGGCCTTTCTGTTGCTGAAGCTGCATCTCCATCTGCGCCATCGCCTGCATCTGCTGCGCTTGCGGGTCGGGCTTCGGCGGCTGCGGCGGCCCGGTCACGCTCGGCGGCGGCGGCACCGTCGGGTCCTGCACCGCGAAATTGCTCTTGAACCCGGCGTTCGCGGCAAGGCGGCTCACCGTGTCGTAGATGTTCTTGCCGTACACCAGCGGGCCACTAAAGCCGCCTTGTCCGGTCACGATCTGCTGCTGCACGGTCAGGAGCGCCATCAGATGGCTCATGATCTGATCGCGGTTGCCGGTGCCGAGCCCGACGCTCACCGTCACCGTCATGTCGTCTTTCCACTGCGCCGGATCGGTCTGCAGCGGGGCACCGCTGACCCGGATAATCCGCTCCTGCTGCGCGTGCTTGCGCACCAGGCCAAGGATGCCGCGCACCATCTTCTGCACCGCGAACGCATAGATCCGCGCGATCAGCTCGACGCGCTGCGCCGCAGCCTGCTGGATCAGGTTCACCCCGGTCGCGGTCTTATTGAGATCGTCGGGATCGAGACCCTGGTTGTGCCGGCTGATGCCGGTGCGGACCTCGGCCGTCTGATCCATGTACTCGACAAGGCCTTGCGCTTTTTCAGCCACAAAAGGCGTGATCAGCGGGGTGACGCCATCAGCCGAACGCGCGCGCACGATGCCGCCGGGCTTGCTCGTGAGAAGGTCGTCGTAGGTCTCGTCGGTAGCGGCGCTCTCGACCACGAGATGCCGCGGGTTGTTCGTCAGGTAGATATTGTCGAGCATCTGCCGGATCAGCGTCGACTTGATGCGCTGGAGGTCCATCACCAGGTCGGCGACCGACAGGCCAACCAGCTTGTGCGGCTGCGGCACCGGGCAGAGAAAATCAAACGGGACCTCGTCGACCTCCTCGATATCCGGCTTGCCGTTCTTGGTGAGGATCACCGCCGATTTATCGACCGTGACGACCTTCAAGAGCTCTGCGAGCCCGTCACCGTCATAGTCGGCCTTGATGTAATTTTCCTCGACCCAATACATCCGCATCGGCGGGTCGGTGCGGTCGTTCGTGTAGGGCATGTCGTCATCGGGATGAAACCGCTGTAACCGCTCCGAGTTGTAATCTTCCGAGTCAGTCCAGCCGACGCCGTCGAGACAATCCTCGTCATAGCCCTGCTGCAGGAGCTCGGTACGCGTCGTCGGCTGGCGATGGCACAGAAACGGGATGTCGTCGCGGGTCGAGCGCCGGGAAAACAAAATCTCTTCCGGCGGCACGTTCTTGACCCGAATGCGCCCCTGCTTGCGGGTCACGCGGATCTTGCAGTCGTAAAGCATCGGCTGCGGCGGGGGCACCGGCGGCACGTTCGCCATGTTGCCAGCCTGCTGCGACTGAGGCACGGGCGGCATGCCATTGAACCCTGGCACCATCTGCCCCATTGAACCCTGCTGTGGCATCGGCGGCGGTGCCATCAAACCCTGCGGCGGGCCGCCCGCGCCTAGCGGGCCCTGCGTTGGACCGCCTCCCGGCTGTGGCATCATCGGGGCTGGTATCGGTGGCGGCGGCTGCGGCGCGTCCTCACCCATGCCCGACGGCGTCGGTGCCGGGTAGGAATGCTCCTCGAGGATCTCGACATCGGCGCTGGCATTGGGATCGTTTAGCGCCCCGAGCTTGGCGTTGTATTCGTCCTCGGTCAGCCCGGTGAAGCTGTTGGTCTCGCGGATCTGTTCCTCTGACCACCAGCGTTTTACCCAACCGAGCTTCTGCAGCAGCCCATCCTTGAACCAATCGTGCAGGATCAGGAAACCGTCATTATCGACGTTGAATACATGATTGACATAAAGGCTCGCCTGCCGCGCGGCCTCCTCGGGATCGAGCGGCGGCGGCATGCCGGGCGGCGGCGGCGGCGGGTTCATCCGTGTCTGGATCGGCTCCAGATTGGCAATCGTGTCGCTCGCCGTGAAGATCCGCAACAATGCCGGCAGGACCCACTCGACCGTCTCCAGCACGGTCAGCATAACCACCCGCGAACGGTTCTGCCCCGGCGGCGGGTCGGCAAACTCCTGCCCCT